GTGCACCCAGACACTACTCAATTGGAATTCGATTTTTAGGTTTACAAGGCCACTATTTTTTGGTAGAATATACTAGTAAATAAGTGGAGTTTAACAGTGATTATATTAGATTACAACCAAGTAGCCCTCGCCAATCTAATGGTCAGCGGTCCTAAAAATGTCAATGCGAACGAAGATCTGCTACGACATATGATCCTCAATTCTATTCGCATGAACAAAGTCAAGTTTGAGAAAGAGTTTGGCGAGTTAGTCATCGCATGCGACGCTACGTCTAACTGGCGTAAACAGTTCTTCCCGTATTACAAAGCGAATCGCAAGAAGAATAGACAAGATTCTGGTCTCGATTGGAACGAGATCTTTCGTATTCTCAATGCAGTACGCGACGAACTTGCCGAATTCTTTCCTTATCCCACCGTCCGAGTTGAGCATGCCGAAGCCGATGATGTCATTGCGACCCTTTGTCATGAACACGGACGCCAACTCGGCGGTGACCCTATCCTCATTCTTTCAGGCGACAAAGATTTCCAACAACTACAGCGTTACTCAAACGTTTCGCAGTATGATCCTACTCGAAAGAAGTGGATTAAGTGCAATGATCCTGAGAATTTCTTGCAAGAACATATTCTCAAAGGCGATACAGGCGATGGCATTCCTAACGTGCTCAGTTCTGATGATACATTTGTAGCGAATGCACGACAAAAGCCACTACGATCAAAGAAACTAGAAGAGCTGAAGATGTTACATTTCTGGGACTGGGCTGAAGATGTAAATAAAAATTATCAGCGCAATCGTATGCTAATCGATTTAAATGCTGTGCCTGATAGAATACGTGCAGCTACAAAGCAAGCTGTAGAAGAACAATCTGATAAAGGTCGAGATAAGCTTTTCAATTACTTTATCAAATACAAACTCAAAAACCTCACCGAATGCATATCGGAGTTTTAAAATGGCAGTCAAACTAATCAGTGATATCTTTAAAGAAATCGAGAAGACATCAGGTAGAAAGAATAAAATCGCGAAGCTTAAAGAATATGAAGGTAATAATGCTTTTATGCAAATCTTAGAAGCAGTATGTGATGTACGGATAATCTTTGAGTTACCTGAAGGTGCACCTCCATTTAATTCTCCAGAAGATATGATTGATAATACAGGCGGACTCTATCAAGAAGTTCGTAAACTGTATATCTTTACTAAGAATCAACGTAGTGCGAATATTCATAACATTAAACGTGAACGTATATTCATTGAGATGTTAGAGAGTATTCATCCCGAAGATGCTAAGCTAATGCTTGGTGTCAAAGAGAAGAAATTGCCATATAAAGGCATTACATCTAAGTTAGTAGAGGAAGCATTTCCAGGTAGGTTCAAGTATGAGTAAGTCAAAACGAGAAAGTAACTATCGTAAAGAAGAACGTAAGTTCGAAGATGGTAGTAAGAAAGAATTTATCCATGAGTATCGTGAACACAAAGAAGAAAAATATTTAAAAAATGTTCTTAGATCTAACGATCTAGAAGCCTTGTTGGAAGTTGAAGATTATAAATAAAACATGCCGACATATACGTATTTAAATTCTGAGTCTGGTGAATACGAAGACCATATACACAAAATCTCCGAAATGGATGACTTCACTTCCAGGCACCCGCATCTCACTCGTGTAATCACAACTAATAACGCAAGTATTGTTACTGGTGTCAATCTAAGACCTGACGCCGGCTTTCGTGATGTGTTAAAATCAATAAAGAAAGCTTCTGGGAGGGGCAGCACAATCGAAACATTCTAACCCGTAAGTATAACAAAAACAGAGTAGGTTATATGGCACTTTCGAAGAGACAAAGGCGCGCATTGCGTAAAGACGGTATTTTAGACAATCGCGACCACGTACCACAGAGAGGCATGAAGCTTCAGCCAATCTATCCGAAAACTTTTGCTCAACAGTTGACTTTTGATGCATTCGACTCAGGAGACCACTTACTACTTCATGGAATGGCAGGTACAGGTAAGACTTTTATTTCTTTTTACTTGGCACTGTCCGAACTTTTCAATAACCCCGACTGCGAATTCTATGACATTACTGTCGTAAGATCTGCAGTACCAACCAGAGATATCGGCTTCCTTCCGGGCAATGAAGACGAAAAGCTATCAGTATATGAAGAACCTTATCGAGCAATCTGTAACGAGTTGTTTCGACGTGGTGACGCATACGATATCCTGAAAGAGAAAGACCTCGTAAAATTTATGTGTACTTCTTTCGTCAGAGGCTGTACAATGGATAATACTATTGTCATAGTAGACGAAGTTAACAACATGAATTTTCATGAACTCGATTCACTGATTACACGAATCGGAGACAACGCGCGACTCATCTTTTGCGGCGACTTCCGCCAAAGTGATTTGACCAAACAACAGGAGAGACAAGGTCTCTTAGACTTTATGAAGATTATCGACAGACTGAACGGATTCGAACACATCGAATTCCATTCTAACGACATTGTTAGATCATGTCTGGTGAAGGAGTATATCATTGCAAGAGAAGAACTCGGGCTTTGCGCTTAAATTATTTGAACCTAAACCCCTAAAACGAATCAACGAGGACGGCCAAAGGCTGTACGTTACTGAAAGCGGAGAAAAATATCCATCAGTAACGTCAGCCCTTGGTGCATTATCGAGGAAGAAGATATGGGAATGGCGAAAACGTGTGGGCGCGGAAACTGCCAACAAGATCTCAACACAGGCATCTCGCGCAGGTACTGCAGTGCACCAGGTTGCCGAGGACTATATTCTTGGGCAGATGAAAGAAGACGTGAATCCGATCGCACTAAACACCTTCAGAACTATCCAACCTTATCTGGACGAACACGTTGACGAGATCTATGGTGTCGAATTACAAATGTATTCCGACGAACTCAAGACTGCTGGTACGTCTGATCTGATCTGCCGTTATGCAGGTCAAAATACAATCTTAGACTTCAAAACATCTAAACGCTGGAAATCAAAAGACGAAATTCATTCGTACTTTATGCAAGGTGCTGCGTATGCTACGATGGTGAAAGAACACTATGATATGGACATTGAACGTATCGTAATTCTCATGGCGGTTGGCGGTGGAGAAGGTGCAATTGTATTTAATGAACCTTTCGAAGATTGGCAACCAATGACTCGTAAATTCTTTGATCTATATCATAAAGGCAAACTAAAGGACTTCTAATGCATCCAAGTAAATGGGCTTTGTCGAGAAATTTCTTGACCGAAGATCAATGTGATGAAATCATTGAATTAGCCGAGAAAATGAAAAGGCAACGTGGTTCTCTTCGTGACTATGAAAATAGTGTGCACAAAGATTCACGCTTATGCGATGTTATTTGGTTTACCGAACATAATGCAGAAAAAGCTGGTATTGTAGATGAGGTAGGAAAGATATATCAAATTGTTGATCGGCAATTTAACGGCGTCAAAGAAATTATGAAATTAGATCATTGGATAATCGATGATCGCGAAAACTTTCAATATACAGAATATACAAAGAGAGGCGAATGGTACGATTGGCATATCGACTGTCATCGAGAACCATATCCTGAATTAGATGAGAATGGTAATCCGCATCGATGGGCAGGAAAGGTAAGGAAAATGAGTATGAGTATTTTCCTCAATGATCCATCAGAATGGACGGGTGGTTATTTTGAAATAGAAAATACATATGATAGACCACCATCAGAACCATATATGAGAGTCAATCGTTATGGTCCAGGGATTGCAGATTGTAAAAAAGGAAATGCAATTATTTTCTCTTCAGATTGTTATCATCGAGTTTCTAAGTTAGAAACTGGCAATCGTAAATCATTAGTCTGCTGGTTCGTTGGTCCGCCGTTTGTTTAATTATTCAGTGGATTATCCAAGATCAACTGCATCTTCTCTTCGAGTTCTTTACGGGTATCACGTAGATCTTGATCGAGTGTTCTCATACGCTCATTGACTTTAGACTCAATACTATAAACATCATCACGCAATTCACGCTGTGTGGTGTTGGTGTCCGTATCTATTTTTCTTGAAAGAGCTTCGACACGATCCATATCTTCGGTTAATCTCTCTTCAGTCAGATCCATCTTCTCAGATAGCGCTTCCATCTTTTCAATCAAAGATGCCATAGACTCGCTTTGCACAGCAAGTTCTTTCTCAATGTGAGAAAGATCAGGCGCTACGTACTCTTCGATCTGTGCTTTCATATTACGGTAATCATTGTAAAATTCAAACGCACCCCACGCACCACCGCCGAGAGTGGATAATGCGGTAAGAACCATAAACATCTTGCCGCCTTTAAATGTCATGCCAGCAAATTCAAATTCTGCCATATTTCTTTGCGACCTCTGCTAGTTTTCTATCTGTAGTTCTGATGATGATATAACCTTTGTCATCATATATTGTATACACTCTCATAGTATACTCACAAAGCCGGCTATCAATGCGCCGACAAACATCATAAATCCTGCTACAGCAGCTATATCGATATAAAAAGCCTTTTTACGAGCAGCTTCTTGTGCTGCGATGATTCGCTGTTGTCTAATCTTTCTACGCTCTTTCATCATATCTTCGTAGAACTGTGCTTGTCCTGTGTACAGAAGAAATTCGTAAAGCTCTTTTTCTATTTGTTTTACTTTATGTCTAGCCGCTGTAATCTGCAAAGCTTGCGCCTCCACACTATTACCACTAAACATAGATTTTACCATTGACTGATTTTTGGCGTGTTGATCTGCCTCTGCTAGTTGTTCCTTCGCATCAAAGAATTTTGCAAAAACATCATACATATCCTGGACTTCTTGTCCCTTCTCAATCGCTCCTTTAATCATATTATAAGCAGAGCCAGCCATCGACAACGCGGCGGCTATTTCTACCATTATGATTATTCCTTATCTGTATTACCTGCCATTACGCTCGGGGCCGTCGGAGCTTCAAACTGCAAGTTCCGAAGGTTTTGTATCTCGCGTTGTAACTTCAGTACTTCGAGTCGTTTCTTTTCTAACTCGAGTTTATATAATACATTACAATTGAGTCGTTCTTTTGGCGCGCCGATAGGAATCGTAATTCTACCATACACACCGATATCTCTCATAAAATCATCTTGTTGAAAATTGTACATCGGATCCAAACCACCATAGTATGGATCGTTTTGATTTAATATACCTACTACACCAAATTCTACGTTCGTTGATGAACCAATTGCTGCTGAACATTCTAAATCGCCAGCTCGTATCCTATCAGACTGGAAACTCTGAGGTGATTGAGGTATCGCAATATTAATGCCGCTTGATTGTGCATATGCAAAATAAGGTAGCAAAAATATCAATATTAATAATCTTTTCATTTTATTTTAGAACATATCCTAGAAGAAACCAAACTCGCTGACTTGTTTTGTTTCACATGTAACGAACGTGAACAGATATACCTTACTCTTGGTAGATCTATCCTTCTTATGTATATATTTATCTTCTTGCGTTCAAGATATTCGACAGGAACATTACGCTCTTCAGCCGCCCATGGGACATGTTCAAAATTGTCATCGAAAACTTCAAACGTATAATATGATATGTCGCCACGAGAATTCCATAGCTCCATCTCAGCAACGTATATACCTTCGACAAATGACTGTTTGAGTTTCGGATAGGTGGGAGTCCATGAATGGGCCGCAACGGGCCCACTCAGGACTAATAACAGGCACATAATATAGCGCATGTTTAGAGTGCTATACAGTTAGCCTGAACAATCGCAGTGTATGTACCACCGGGAAGTGCTTTGCTAACGCCATAATCAGCTTCTGAACTCACCTTAAACCAAGTTGAACCGGTATAATCGAGATCGATTTCGGTTGTCGAATCATATTCTATCTTATCAGTATCGTAGGCTGACATCTGAGCATCAGAAACAGCTTCTACAGAAGTAGAACCGGTCCATGATACGGTATCAGTCAACGCAGGACTTTGTGAGAATGAAGAAGGATGAGTAATAACAGCCTTATACGCGCTAGCGATTACTACGTCGTAACGAACGACAGGTTCAACACCTCCATCTACTGAATCAGTACTAAGTACACTAGCTGTAGGGTTACCATAAACACCTTGCTTATCGAGAGTTACTACACATTTTGATTCGACATTGCCCACGATAGGAGCATCAAGTGCTTGTGCACTCATTGCAGTTACCGCGATAGCTGCTGCCAAAATTTTCTTGAACATTAACGTTCTCCTTTGTATTGTGATTTGACTAATTTATCATGAAGTAAGTCTTGTGCAAACTGTAGTCTGCGGCCCCGATTATTTTTAGGCAACGCAGCATCTTTGAGTTGAATTGTTTCATTATAAACAGTGTCAGGTAATTGCTCGTAATATTGATTAGAAAAATTTGCTAAAGCCATCATTTGTTGTTGCTTAGCAGTATCTTGAGCATTCTGTAAAGATTTATTAGCTATACCTAAAACTGCCTCAAGATCAACATCTTCCTCTTCGTCTTCTTCTTCAGACATCCTTTGTCGCTCACGTTCTTCCTCATCTTCATCACGCATAGTCATCTCTCTATCGATCTCGTCTTGCACGAACGTATCGTCGAGCGGATCAACAATTTCAACTGATGGTATATCAGGTATTTCTACCTTATAACCAGGACATGATGGATCCGTTTGCGGATCAAAACATGTATCATACTGATAAGTGTAAATCACTGATGGGTCGGTAACTTTACCATCACCTTCCCATGTTATTTCTCCATCTCCCCAATAATCGATAGGAATTCCACCAACACCAATTACTTTGAAGATAGAGTTACCAGGCAATCCAGTCCAGTCATCGGTTTCTCGAAAGATATATCCACCGTCGACCGCGTTTTCGTTTTGTATTGTGACAAGTAAAGGATCTTCAGGATTCTTGACTGTCGTATATCGATACAAAACTGTATTGACTTGCAAACCTGCCTGTTGAGGCAGAAGATTACTCATCACCCAATTGTATCCATTCTGTGCTGCGTTGGTCGTTTGA